GATATCCAGTTCCAACATAAAGTTGTCCCAGGAAAACACTAATAGTCATAGCACTCCAGAAGTAATAATACATTCTGGATTTATTTTGTCTAGATTTTTTCATTTGAATTCACACTCCACCATAATTTCAGTTAGGCATGCAAGCATATTTATTTCTTGGTCAGCAACGAAAGCAGATTGGTACTGATACTTAGCAAGAACAAGCACAGCAGCAGGAATGCTAGAGTTGCTAAGGGCATCATATAAAGCATCATAGATGCGGCGAAGGAGTACAGAAGTATCGTTATCCAAATTAGAGACGACCCATTTGCGTACCTCAGAAAAGTCTTTTTCCTTGAGTTTTTTGATGAGGTCATTTACTTTTACGTCGGAAAAATGGGCGAGAATACCTGTGTCGATTTGTCCTCCTGACGAGTATCTCTGACATTCATTGAGGACACGTCGCCAATCAGGGAAGTGTTTGTTGATAAGTTCGACAAGTACCTTTGACTCATATCTAACACTCTCTCGATCCAGGATGGTTTGTAGTCGCTTGAAGAATTGGGCGGCGAGTTCTTGTCTTTCTTTTCCTCTGATTGAAAATTCAACGACGGCACAACGGGAGTGGAGAGGGTCGATGATTTTGTTTTTGTAGTTGCAGGTAAAGATAAACCTGCAGTTCCCATGAAACTCCTCACAAAACGCCCTAAGTAGGAGCTGTACGTCGTTTGTTGTGTTATCAGCCTCATCGATGATGATGACTTTGGGTTTGCCAGTTGCTTGAAGTGATACGGTCGAAGCGAAATTCTTTGCAGTATTTCTGACCGTATCAAGGAAGCGTCCTTCATCGGATCCATTAATGACATAAACATCTACTCCCAGTTCGTTACATAGTGCTTTTGCTACTGTAGTTTTACCACAACCTGCAGGACCTGCCAGTAACAGATTGGGAACCTCTCCCTTATCTAGGAAGTCTTGGAAAGTCTTCTTAATACTTGTTGGTAAAATACAGTCTTCAATTGTTTTGGGTCGATACTTTTCAACCCAGAGAAATTCATCTCGCATAATCATTCCAAAGGACGAACAAATTCATGAGAAACAATGTCAGTTGCTTTCAACTGCTGTTTCATATATTCTACACCAATTTCTGGCATAGCGGTATCCCCACAGGTGAAGACATCGCATACTGCCATGCCATTTTCAGGCCAAGTGTGAATACTAATGTGGGACTCAGCAAGCAATGCAAATCCAGTTACACCTTGAGGTTCAAATTTATGAGCAGCAAGATGTAATAAAGTTGCCTTACATTCTTTTGTTGCTTTATACAAAAGCATCCGAATAAACTCTTTGTTATCAAGCAGTTCAAATGGGCAACCTTTCAATGTAAAAAGGATGTGCTTCATTTATACCCAATCCGGTTTTCTGGATTCGTCACGAAGATAATTAGATGCAACCCAAGGTTTGGACGAAATATACATTTTGTAAGCAGTAAAAGTATCGATGCTTGTGTCAAATTTAAACTCATCAGGCATAGCGCGGGCAAAGTTATCTGCCATAGAGTGGCAGGTTATTGCTTGACCAGCAACATTTTGGAACATCCTCTTTGCTTCAAGCAATGTTTTAGAACATGAATGAATTTTTCCATATCGATGCCAGTACTCATGAGCAAGGGCACATCCATGTTGAATCAACCAAGCAGTATTAAATACTGAGTCTGCTGCCCACTTAGTGCAGGGATGATTGCGAAAGGCACCTTTCTTGGTGGCGTATGGTTCACCATTCATTTTATGAATAGGACCCCAGTCGTAATACCAAGAAGAGTATATGATAGAGAGCATCTGACATGTCTCTAAAGGCATCTTGACCACATGTTTGTCAGGAAGAACCTGAGCAGACATGTGGGGATCAGGAGTTGTGACGAAGATGTTCATGAGTTCTCACTCAAATGTTGAATCTGGTTCCAGAGCAATATAATAGGTCAGATCGTGGTTCTTAGCAGTGAAACGAGACAAAAGTTTTTGTGACACAACAACTTCATAAGTTCCAGGAAGAACCTTGATGTTCTCCACTTTGAAGTTGAACATGAACTCTTTGTCGGTCTCACCAACAACAACAGCATAGTCATTAGAAGTATCGTTCTTCTTATCACGAACAACCAATTTGACTACACCGTTTTCACCTACGGCAGAAAGGTCAGGCAGTTGATAAACACCTGCTGCTTTTAACAGTTTGTCCAGTTGCTCAGTGCTAAGTTCAAAGCGAACATCTTCACTAGGGAGTTCAATACTCTTTTCTGGAGGGGTCACAATGACGCTAGGATCAGCAAAGAAATACTTTGACCTAGACCTACCTTCACGAATAACAACATAACCATCGTTACCGAAGTCAAGTTCAGGGCTGGAGTGAAGACCAAGACCATTCAGAAACTGGTTAAGATCATAAACACCAAAGTCTTTGGCAAAGTCTTCTGTGACTGTTGCCTCTGCCAGAATGTTCTTCATTACACTAATGGTGCGAAGAGTATTCCCTTTCTTGAACAGAATAGACTGGTTGATAGAAGAAAAGTTCTTGAGCAGGGAAAGGGTATTATCGGAGAGTTTCATACGAGTTCGGATTTTCATCACTGAGGGTAGGTTTCACGTTTTGCATTCTTGTCGTTAAAATGCATCAGAAGCACAGCATAATGCAAGATCTTCATGATGTCACGACGTGCAGTGCCTTTCTTATCATAACGAGAGGCATACTTGAGAATGTTACTGCGGCAAAAGGATTCACCATCACCACAGGCTTCAATCAGATCAAGTGTTTGAATTTTATCATCACCAGCAGAATAGTGTTGATTGTATGTACCAGTAATATAATCTTTCAGTTCTTTGAGAATAACATTCTCGCTATACTTGTAACGATTAGAATCCATATCAAGGCGAAAAGATTCCATATCATCATCCTCCCCATAATAAAACATAACATCTGTCTCTTCTGCAGAACTAAGGTTGTCAGTTACACTAAAACCATCTTCATACAAAAAGTCTTGATTAGTCATTGTCAATTCATCAAACATAAAGGACCAAGAGTTTGTCATTATTATATCAGGATGCTACCTCCTCGTCAATGGGCATTACAAAGTCTGCATCCACCTTGTCATACAGTTCCAGGAATGCTTGCTTTGTTTCATCATCAAAACGATTGATGCAAACTTGAATTGCTTTTGCTTTATCACCAAAGATTGAATAAGCACGAACAATATGAACTAGACGGCGAGTGCTAATGATTTCCTCAATACCACCATCATAGAAGGTCTTGCGGATGATATCAGCCCAATCGACTAAACGAGCGACAAACTCATCATTACCACAGATCTTACTTAGAATTTTTGCTTCGATAGCAGGACTAGGATACTCTTGCTCAAAGGTCACTGGGAATCTCTCAAGGAATGCTTCGTTAAGCACATTGGTTCCAATAAATCGTCCGTCGTCGCTGCCTTTACCTTTGGTGTTGGCAGTTGCAAATACTTGGAACCCAGCAACAGGAGCAACCCATCTACCAATCTTCTTTAGAAACACGCCCTTACCCTCAAGAATGGACTGTAGGCAGAGGATTTTGTTGCTAGCCAAGTCAACCTCATCGAGGAGCAAGACTGCACCACGTTCGAGTGCTTCAATGACAGGTCCGTTATGCCAGACAGTTGCCCCATCGACAAGGCGAAAACCACCAATAAGATCGTCTTCATCAGTTTCAATAGTAATGTTTACGCGAATTAGTTCTCGTCCAAGTTGCGAACACGCTTGTTCGACAGTGAGTGTTTTGCCGTTGCCAGACAATCCTGTAATGAACGTTGGATAAAAAATACGGGATTGAATAATTTTTTTAACATCACTGAAATTGCCAAACTTGACGAAGGTATCATCTTTCTGAGGGATAAGGTTTTGTTCAGTAGCAGGAAGTGCTGCAGGAGCACTATACGATACTTCTAATTCCTTTACTGTCTCTTTTGTTACTTCCAGATTCCACTTACCACGACCAACTTTATATTCCTCAAGACGGCGAGTAACCGTAGGATAGGACACGCTGTGAGATGCACAGTAACCACGAACATCAGCAGCAGTGAACTCAGTGCCGAATGTGTTTTTAAGATCGTTGATAATTTGATCGTCTGTCATTCTCGTGCGAGACATTTGTTTTTTTTAACTGCTGTTATTATAGAAGCAAAAGGGGGCGGTTTCGCCCCCAGTGTGACAC